ATCATTTGAAAACACTGGGGGAATATAAGTTAATTCCTTGAGTTTTTTCGCCTCAATTAGAGTATTAACACTACCAACAAAGTCACATTCAAATTCTGTTCGGAATTGTGTTTCAGAAGTGTTTGCAATTGTTTCTTCTTTCCATTTTTCGTCGCGACCTGGCACTTGGCTCCAGTGAACTTCGATAGGAACATATGAACTTCTGCCATTTTCTGCATCGGTCCAGAACTTATAGAATAGATTCATTCCGTGAGGAGTTGAAACCATCAAAACTTTAGTCGTCTTACCTGAAGTGATTGTTGGATACACTGAACTAAAGAATTCATCAGCCACTTCGTGGGGAACGAATGCAAATTCGTCGAGGAAAATTAGGTTAAAGGAACTACCACGAATGGCACTTGAGGAAGTAGCAGATGCTAAAATTCTCGAACCGTTTTCGAGTTCAATAGAACCTTTATTCCACTGTTCAACACCTTGTTGCAGCCATTTTGGAAGATGTTCATATGCTAACTGAAGTCTATGAAGAAGTTCCCTTGCAGTTGCTTGCTTATTTGCAAGAATGGCAACACTTACTTCGGGATTGAATAGTACATAATGAAGAAGATATGCAATAGTTGTAGTTGATTTGCCAGACTGACGAGGCAGTTTACAAATCACAAATCGGTTATCGTGAATCTTAGTTACGATGTCTTCTTGAAAATCATACAATTCAAAATTAATTAATCCTCTATCAAGATGAATGATTTTTACATACTTTTTAATGAAGTAAATTGGGTCTTGTTGACATTTTAGATATTCACCAACTTCTTCAGTTGTAAAATCTAAATTAACACCTTTACCTTTTAGATTTGGATTACCGAGGTAATGTTCATTCTGACTCATTGTTTTCAATCCATATTTCTTTACCAACGACTGGGGAACTCAAACCACCTTTGGGTTTTCCAATCATTGCGGGACACCAATCACCACCGAAATGTCCCTTTGATTTCATATCTTTCAACCACTCTTTGCCAAAGTTTTCAATCAAGAACTCGTCTCTTGCTTCGCTATGGCTATTGTGGTATTTTGTGCTTTGATAACAGATTGGTTCAAAGTCACTCATCTTTTGCTTCGAATTCCACATCAATAATGTCTTCTTGTTTTTCCTGCTCTTCAATCTCACCTTCAATTAATTGTTCTCTTTGTTGCTTAAGAAGTTTCTGAAGTTCTTGTGTAGAACCAACAAACAAAGAATTATTTGTAATATTTTGTGCTTTTTGTCCGCCATCTTCTTTACGAATCTGTTTCATTTTGTTGTGCATTTCAAGAAGGTCTTTATTCACATCAGCAACATTCTTAATCATCTGAGCGGCAACTTCATATGCTCTTGGCGATTCTGTTTCAGAGGCAACAGTAAGAATACCGTCAATTGCGGTATTACCAGTGTCTATGATTTCCTTGAGGTTCTTTCTTACGAGATTATAATCACGCTTCAGTTTATCTTCTTCTGTAGTGTGAATGATAATCGGACTTCCGCCGGCAGACATTCCATCGTGTACTATTTCATTATCTTCTGTTATTTCTAAATCTAATGCATCTTCTATTTGTTCATCAACTTTTTTCTTTTTATTCACCAATTATATCTCCCCATATATCAACATCACCTGTGTTACTACCAAAGGTATGAAAAGTAATTCCTGCTGTATAATCAGAACTGTCTGAAGAAGCACCACTCGGACCAGTAACACCAATCTCTATTAGAGAGGTTGCACCGCTAGTCAATCCTGCATCATAAGAAGTTTTGTTAAACATCGTAGCAAAGATATTTTTAATAACACCACTGGAAATTGTTCTTCCGTAAATATAACTTTTTGCAGTGAATCCTAAAGTCCAAGTTAAACTTCTTCTTTCTTCAAAATCACCTTCCCATTCTTCTTCGTTTGTTACAGAATTCAAAATTAATGGAATGTCAACTTTCCTAACTAAACTAGTTGGATTTATGCTTACAGTAAATTCAGGAGTAAAGTAAGGTAAAATTTGTTCTACAATTTGTAAACCATCATCCATAAATTTTGTCATAATATATAAATTAAAATTAACATTATATGGAACTTCAGAATAAGAGTAAGTCATTTTATTGTCAGAATCTGATGATGCTTTCTTCTGAAACTTTTCCATAGTATTTCTTTTTCGAGGACTATCATAGTCAATAGATTCTATTTCGAAACTAATGCGAGGAAGAGTCATTGCAACTTCTCTTCCTTGGTCATCTCTGATAGAACCACCTTCTTCAATTCTTCGAAGATACTTTTCAGAGTTTCCATATGATAAAGGAACACGAATAGTATCTTTTACTGTAGTTCCATCTGACTGATATCTTTTAATGTGAATATTATTAAAAAGAGAACCGAAGGCTACTACTAGATTTCTTAAAGAATCGTTTTTAAAATAAGTAAACATTAGTAACCTCCATCACTAAACGGGTCAATATCAGTAAAGTCGAATATATCATCTGCATCTCTTTGTATATCATCAGAATCATCATATGGGTCAGTTGGAATAATAACCGCATCGGATATTGCCGAGTAGCCAACAAATACAGCAGTTGCACCAGAATCTGTTCCTGTTATTGTAACACCACCAGATAAAGAACCGACAACATTATGAATATCAATAACTCTTGTAGATGGTTTCCAAGTAACTACATTGGCAGACCAACCTGTTGCTGTAACTGGTTCGCCTGGAACAAATGTTCCGCTAGGGGTAGACACTGATAGACTAACAACAGTCTCTTGTTGTACATCTTCAAACTTATCAATTTCATCCCAACCAGTTTCGATATCTTCTTGACTGTACTGGAAGAGTTCACAGGAAAGTTCGTATGTGTAAAGTTTACCTACTTGATAAAATGGATTTTCGTGTTCGACAAATTTAATTTCAAACAAACCATTGGTGAGAGGAAAGTAAATCAAATCTCCTTCTAATGGTCTTGTCATTGCCAATTCTTGTTCAAATCTTTTCTTAGCAACGACTAACTTCATACTATCTTTTATTTCTAAACCAAACTTAGAGATAAAATCACCATCTCCCTCAAACCCATCTACATTTGAAATATACATTTCAAGTTCAGTACCACCTGTAAATCCTGAAATGGTATCTTCGCCAAATAATTCGTCTTTATTAACAATATTTCTAGGAAGATATACCATATCCTGACCATGTATCTGGATAGCCTCTATGGTCAGGTCTTCAACGATTTTTTGTTCGTTGTTGGTGTGTTTGAAGAATGGATTTTTTGCCATTTTTTATCCTACTATAAAACCAGGCGGTTCTTCAAATTTCACTTGCATTTCTTCTTCAAGCCTTTGAACTTCTTCGTTTGCTTGGTCAAAAATTTGTTGTCCGTTAAAAGATACTCCGCCTGGTAATTGAATATTTTCAAACTTAGATAAATTTGAACCCCATTGTCTTTTAAATACAGCAGTCACATATTGTTTTAATAACCTATCATCGTAAACTTTTGTAAATTCTTGAGGGTCAATTACTACCCACGCTTCAAGTGCAATAAATTCGCCTTCGTTGATTTTCTTCGACCAGTCCATATCAATATACAATCTTTGTGTAGTTCTAGTGAATCTAAAAGATTTTGCAGGGTCTATCATTTGTTGAACCATTGACATATTTTGACGAATCAACATATAGTTTGTCATTGTGCCACCACTATGCCAACCATACCAATCGTTTAATGCAATCTGATATTGCAAATCAAACATATTGCTTGACATAGTACTGAATTGAAATACATCAGAAATACTTAAGACAGAATCATCAAGTGCAGAAATATCAATATATCCGTTAGTTATATCATCAGCCGTGACAGCATGTGATAAGTATAGTTTTTCCGCACCATCATAATGGTAATCCGCAAAGAATTGTAATGCATCGTCTATTCGGTCCTCTAATTGAGAATCGTCTACATTAATATCTATTACAGGATATCCAAGTCTGCGGAGAGCGTAGTCTTTTAACGCCTGTCTGGTTGTTGGTTTAGCCATATAGCAGTCTCTCCTTTTCTATAGTATATATAAGACGGAGAGATATATTGGATTATTGATATGTAAGTACTTCTGTATAATCATCCAAAAGATATGAAATTTCGTCTAAATCTTTAGCGGAAATAGAGCAATGCTCTCCCAACGCACTTATTTTTAATTTTTCGAAAGTTACAGTAATTTCGGGGGAGAGAGCAGTTTGTAGCATTTCAACGAACTGCTTTTTTTGCTCATTATCCATTTCAAATACCCCATCTTCTGTCTTACTGCTATAATTTTCTAATAATTCATTCTGAATATTTTCAATTTGTAGAAGGTGCGGGTTTACTTGGTCTATAAATTTTTTAATTTCTATAGTAGTTTTGATTGGTAATGCTTGGTCTAACAGATTTTTAAATACAGGATAAGAGCGATATAATTTTTCATATGTTATTTTCATTTGTTTTTTCTCCAATTACCACGAAATTTCTCTCTTTTTTTTATTAGTTTTTTCATTTCGATTACTTCTTTTTTATTATCAATATCTTCAAAAAGATGTTCCCACATTAGATGTATCATACTTGATATTCTATAAAAATTATCATCTTCTTCATTATAGTCTAAGTCGTTTTTATTTTCCATTAACGATGCGACTTCATCTACATATTTTTCATCTTCTTCTTCTGTTTTTTCCAATAACCTCATATCATTGCCTCTCTTAACATACCGTTCACCTTCCTTCCAAGGAAATTCCCCTTCTATTTGAGATGAGCCAGTATATAAAATATGTTTTTCAGAAGAAACATATTCTTGCCCAATACAACCTTTGGGTAACTTGTACTCTGGTTCGACTTTTTGAAATATTTCTAAATCAAAAATACTTTCATTACCACGGTTATCAGTGATAATGATATCATTAGAGGGAGTATGTAAAAATTTTCTTCGATGATTCATAATTTAAATTCCTATACAATTACATTATTTATATCAATAAATGTCAGTGGTAGTATCAAGTCGAACAGCACCACTTATTCCTGCGAATGTAACTCCTGCCGCCTGAGCCACAGTACTATTAGCATCAACCCAAATTTTAGCATCTACATCTGCCCAAAAGGAAGCCACCGCCGTTGGTGCTGCCATACCCGACCCTGTAGCAGAGTGAGCATTTATACCAGAGGATTTCCAAGCGTGATATGCTGTAGCACCGTCTGTTGCACTTGCGGAATAGTCTGCTTCAACATATGAATTCTTAGCAGAAAGATATCCTTCACCAGTATTCATAACAGCACGACTATAATCTACCCAAGCACTACCCATTGGTCCAACTTGATATCCGTTTCCTGAGGCAGCCGTTGCACCAACACCATTTCTATATGCACCAGAATATTTACCCTTCATACCAGATTGATGGTTGATGTGATATCCGTACATTCCATTATACGATGACCTGCACTCGTCTACATTTGCAAACGAGTTATTTTCAATAGACCATCCAGAACCACTATTTCTAAATGCGAACGAACCAGTTCTTGTTGACCAACCGTGTCGAGTATCTTGTTGCTCGGTGACACCCTCCGCCGCATTTCCTCTAACATCCAGAAAATCTGCATAGTCATTAATATTTGGATTGTGGAAGTTTCCTGATGAACTGTCCTTTACAGCGAATCCGTGTCCACCATTAAATGTAGATAAAGAGCGATGGAAGTTTCCATAAGAGTTCTTTTCAATAATAACACCATTGTTCTTATTAGCAGTTGCAATAGATGATGATGCATCAATATTACTGGATTCTCTAATTAGGAATCCATTGCTACAACCACTAACAATAGAAGATTCTGCCATAGCACCACTACTGTCTTCGACTAAAATTCCATTTAGACAACTGCTAACTACAACTTCTGATATATTTGCACCTGATTCTTTTCGAACAGCAATGCCATTTTCAAATCCTGCTACGCATACATTTTGAGTGGTATTAATTCCACCACCATCAATTACATTAATACCTGTTGAAGAATCTATTGGTAAATAATGTCCTGATATTCCTGTACTAAATCCAGGTCCACATAAAATAAGATTTTTAATACTTCCAATTGTGCAGTTTGCAATATTAATTCCACTAGTATTGTGGTAATTAATTCTACAAGGCAAATGCTTCAGTTCAATAGTACTTGACAGAGAGGCATTATAATCCCAAGTTATTCCATCAGCACCGTGTTCTAGAGAGGAATCGCCTTCGCCATCAGTTGAACCCCAAGTAATACCTAAGTTTCCAGTTGCTCCGCCCCTCTGACCTGTGCCACCATCTGAATAATATGGGAAAATTTTACCAAGTCTACTTATGGTTACGCCGGTAGACCATTCGCTTCCATTCACTTGTGTTCTTCGGTCCGGGTCAATGACAAGTGAGTCGCTTGCATTTAATCTAATACCTTGTGGTGTCATATAAGCAGTACCACCTGCACCACTTGTAAGGTGAGTTCCTGCACTGTTGCCTGGTCCTCCTACTCCACCAATGAAATTTTCTTGGTCTGCTCCACCATAACTAGTTGGGTTGTGGTGTCGAACATGAACAAGAATACTATTAGCCCTGCCCCCAGTATCAGAATCTAATGCGAGTACTTCATGTACACCAAACATTAAAGTTTTTCGAAGAGACATTGGTCCATATTCTTGGGTTGAACCGCTTACACCATCGACACTAATATATTCATAATTAATATCTGATTCTTTTTCTGTTGCACCAGTTGTGCCAGTTGCACCAGTTCCTGTATAACTCAAATCACGAATAGAAACAAAATCACCAACCTCTACTGGACCGGCATCTCCAACCAAAAGTTCCATTACATACCCACCAGTGTTTCCTATTACCACGCCTGGTAAAGTCGTGAGTGCGGTATCATAATAATTAACACCCCATAAATTTAATGTATTGGTTGAATGCCCTGCAATGTGAATTCTTTCTGATTGTGCGTGATGTAGTGTTGATTCCGAACCAAGAATACCGCCCGTCCAGCCAGCAAGTGCGGGACTTCTTTCTGAAGGTAACACATAGATAGTAGCAGAACCATTTGATGTAATTCTATAATTTTCAAGATAATTAAATGCTTTTTGTAATGATGCCCAAGGCGCGGCGTAAGTGCCAGCATTCGAGTCATCCCCATCTGGACCAATATAATATGCAGTATGAGTATTAATAACCTGCTGTTGTGTCGAAGCATCGCTTGGAACATTTATTGAACTACTATTGTTACATGCCATTTATAAGTTACCTTTATAATATTTATATCGTTTATGCACCAGAGCCATCTGCGCCGCCCAATTCTGCACTTGCCGCATAATGAAAAGTGAGTTTATTCTTGTGGGATGTAATGAGGGTCGTTTCATCACGGAAACGAGTTATTGATTGTATGTTCTTTGCGTTGTAGTGGACTGATTTCACATGGTGATTTGCATCACTCCCTGCTTGGTAATGAATCATATTATACCAATTTTGTTGTCCAGTCGTTGGGTTAAAAATAGCAAGTTCTGGTTTTCTAGATTTGTTGACAGCAAACTGATAATGGAAGTGAGCAGTTGGTACAATAACCCAGTCATCTTGGGTTACTCTTCCCAAGTGGGTCACTGTGCCTGGTGTTACATCTATATCGTATGATTTTTCGAAGTATCTTTGACATCTTTGCAATTCTACATCGTATGGTAAACAACTAAAGGGAGTATCGACTGTTCCTTCTTCTAATTTCATCTGAGCAATTTTGAATACATTATTCAGGGTTTGTGCATTGTTTGCCTGTCCAGCCACACCAATAACATTCCCACTTACCCAAGTATTTACTTGTGACCTTGGCACTTGTATATCAGAACTACAATGATTACCAAACCAGACTTTTAATCCTTCGCCGGGAGTGCCGCCCGCGTATTGAGACCTTGCTTGGAAATTGAATTTGTCAGCATCCCATAATGGTGTCGGAAGACTTATTCTTATTTTTTGCCAAGTATTGGGAGAAGTAATAATATATGGCGCAACATATGACCTATCCCATAATTCATTTCTAAACGAAACACAATATTCTCCTGATGTACTTGATTTAACCCAAAAAGTTAATGTCATTGCCCCACACATAAAGAGAGGTCTAAAATCTGGACCTTCCATATAATATTGAAATCCAGAATAACCGTGAGAACTACCATTATCAACCGTCGTGGTTTGTATTTGTAGTGAATATTTACATCCTGCTCCTAATGCTTGTGTTGCAATATTGCTTGAAGCCGGAACATCGCTTGACCGTTGCATTGAATATCTACCAACACCTGTTCGGTAAAAACCCCATCTATCTGCACAGAAATTGCTACTTCCGAAAGAACTTGCACTGAACGCCCCCGCATTGTCGCGTGACACTCCTCTTTGCCAAAAGTCAAGATTACCATTTATAAAATAATTATCATTTGTTCGGAAAGTTGATTTCCACTTATTAATATTACTGTCATATACTAAAGTATCACCGTGATGGGGAGTATTACAAGTAAGTTTTACACAACTATTATTCCCATCTGCACCATTATATGTGTCTTGTGTAATATCAACATCTGCTAGATTTGATAAGTTAACATCAATAAAGGATGCGTTTGCTGTTGCTTTGGCTCGAATTATATAATTCAAAGCAATATATGGGCCCATAACATTGTGTGCTTGTCCACCACCTTCGGGGTCTACAACACTCGCAACATATGCTCTACCCAAGTCGTTGTCATCGCCATTACCATCATTACAATAGTGTGCCCAGTCATTGGTAATCATAGGTCCGTGGCCGGTCATTTGGTGACATCTTTCAATTGAACAATGTGGGCTATAACACAATTGGTCGGCGATAGGACCGTATGCTTTGCCGTCGATTGTTTGTGAAATGGAACTGTCGTTTGCGTATTCGTCCCGATATGCTTCATATCTGGCCGCGTGATTATGAGAAGGCATTTCACCAACAGTTAAGAAGTGTTTTTCTTCACCACCAACATCACCAACATTTCTTGTACTGTATAAAGAAGAATCTGTATTCACACCAAGTGGAGATTTTCCTCTAAGGTCGGGAAGTCTGTGCAGTACACCGTCGATAGCACCAAAATTTTCTCCCAACAAAGTCGCTAATTTAGGATAATCTAATTGTGAAAATTGTTGTCCCTGACAAAGCAACCATCCTTGTGGTACACTCACTGCATCTTCACCACCAAAAGGAACTACCATTCCTACAGGTGATATTTCACTAAGTTCTACCATATTCCCTAAATCAATACCATTTACTGCACCAAGATAATTTACTACAATACCTTCATATTCAGTTGTAGTTACGACCATACATTTTTTGATTGTACCTGTATCAAGTGGTGCATCTTCGGTTAATTGGCCTGGTACGGTAGTTGAAAGAAAATATGTTTTTCCTTGTGACAGATGTGTTGCACATGCAGTATTAATTAAACCACTAAAAACAATAGTAAATGCATTAGTAGTCCATGATTCAATAACACCCAATGCTTCTGCATTACATCCACTATCTGCCTGGGCCCGTGTCCACTCCTGACCATCGTGACGAAGTACTTCACCACAAACAAATCCATGACCTTCCTTCTGGACAGTCATTTTCATACTAGAGCCGGCGCCGCTTAATTGTTCATATGCACTACTTCCCACTGTTTATCTCCTAGCGTATACTTGTATCTATGTGATACAATGTTGCCCATTTATATTGTCCAACACTGCTTAATCTTCTATCTATTCTCATTCCTATTGGCAGTAACCAAGCATCATTAGTCTGGCAGTCATCACACAAAATAGGTAAATCAGAACCACCCCAATCATTTGTTGTTGTATCTTTGCAGTATACACAACTTCCAAGAGTAGAACTCAGGTATTGATTTATTGGCACATATCCATTGAATGGATATGGTACTGATTTGTGTTGATGATGACTACTACCTGTCGCACCTACGGCGTGAGAATATCCAACCCCATTAGAATATACTCTCTGATAATATCTATTCACCAATAAATCTTCTATCGCAGGCGGTCTTACCTCCCAATCCGTAGCGGTTGCCCCTGCTTCGAGTTGAACTCTAGCAATATCAATTCCTGCGGTATCTCCATCCGATGCAACTGACCAACTGCCAGGCAAGGCAATTCGTATTTCATACCAGTGTCGTTTGCTTGTGGTTGCAGGAGTATTACCCTCTGCAAGTGTTTCGGCCCACGCCGTGGTTTGTTCATCATTCCCTGCTATTTGCCAAGTGTGTGTATATTGTTGCCAAGATGATGTTGGAGTACTACTACCACCAGTACCCAATGTGTGACCCTGTTCAAGTGTGCTTCCTGCTCTCCAAGCCACACATTGTGTTGCTCCACCATTATATGTTGTTCCTTCTACTGAACCATCAACAACTTGCCATAACGAAACATTAATATTGTCTACTCCTGCTGCCGCTGAAGAACCCTTCAAGTAATAAGACATCGTTGCATATCCTTTACCTGTTGAATGTGAAAAGGTTTTCGCATCTTCTATTCGATGAATCAACCAAGCAGTTCCGCCATCTGTGTTTTGTTTTTCAAATCTCAGACTGTGATTTGGTGAGGGTGCATATGAAAAGTCTATGTCGCCAGCAGTGAAGCCCATTTTGTATGTTTGACATACCGAAGCATTACCTCCGAAACTTGCAATTCCTGCGTTTACCGCCCACATATCTGCACAATAACCACTTGCTCCACTAAATTGGAACACAGTACCAGCCGCTCCAGTCCAATTGGCCGCACCATAAAACCCCCCAAGGATTCGTCCATCTTCTGCTCTTTGCCAATAGTCAAAATCACCATTGATTATTTTGTTACGATAATCCATGCCGGGAATCATTGATGGGTTTGTCATATAACCAGTACTTGTGTCATATTCCATATCTGCAACACCGGCGCTTGCTACACCACCAGTAACAGGAACAACTGTTCCAAGATAATTAACAAAAAGTGCTTCGGTAGTATTAATTGCTATTAATACTGCTTTTCTAATTTTCTCAGCAGTGGTAGGTTCAGCACTAGTAAATCCACCGTGTGTTAGTCCACCAGTAATATCGTCTAAAAAGTAAACTTCACCAGAAGTAAATCCTGTTCCGTTAAGAGGTCCCATTCCAAAATCACCAGTCATTCCTGAAAGGTCAACTATACCATCATAAACAGCAACAAATTGGTCTGCACTTGATGTAACTCCACCATCATTAAAGGTAAGACTCGGCGTACTTTCTACAATTGCTATAACTTCCGCATGTACTTTATCACTACAATTTGCTTTAGTATAAGTAGTTCCTTGTGGGAAAAATCTAAGCAAATCTCCTGCACTAAATCCGTGTTCTGCTTGATGTACTAATTTTCTGTTTGTCCATTTATAGTGTAAGGAAGTATCCCCAGTAGTACCTGTGGTTGGAATAGCATATTGAGTTGGTGTATAGTGGAACGAAGATTCGTGTGTTGTTCCACTACTTAAAACATGACCATCAAGATTTCCAATTTTTACTGTTCCCCTTTTAGAAAGGGTTAGTGCATCCGTAGAAATTCCCGAAATGGTATTTTCGTGGAAGAATACAAGTCTTCCTTGTGGGTCACTACTTTCAGTATTTTTTCTGATTTTCCAGTATTTGTTTTCGTTGTTTATTTGACGAATAGTTAAATCTACATCTTCATCAACGAGTGCAAAAATATCAAATTTATTATTTGCAGTTAAGAATTTTGTATTGGCAGACAATTGCAAATCAATATTTGATTTCCAAGAATTATAATTCAAATCTCCAGAAACTTGATAATAATCATGTTTCCATTCTTTATCACCAGAGGAGCCCTTAATAATAATACCAGCACCTTCTAGGTTTTGGTCATTCAAATATCCTCCACTACCATCTCCTGTATTTGAAGTTGCAAGATATAGATTTACATCATCGACATACAATTCGGTGGAATTAATATAAGTTGTATCACCATCGAAGTATATGTTTCCATCAAATCTATGGTCGCCGCTGATTCCGTATGGCAACATATGTGATGCGGATACACCCCTAATCATACCAGTCGCACTAGATGCATCTGCAAATGAGAATCTGTCCGATTCTTTTATATATTCACCACTTGCCCCAACAGTTGCATCTGGAAGATGTACATAATCAAGTGCTAACATTCTTCTGGTTGTGCTTACATCTGGATTGTCTGCATTTGTAATACCATCATCGTCAATAAACCTAAGACCGCGAATATATTCGGTGGCAGCAACTGCTGAGTTTTCATTATTAAATTCATTTACACCAAGATTTATTCTTAATGTGGTTGTACCATCAACAGCCCGATATCTTGATAATCCCCAACCATTTTCTATATTATATACATTGATATTATTAACAACATCAATTAACGAATTACAACGCAAGAACCATTCATTGAATGTGTCCGATAGTACAAGTGGTGTTATGTAATGTAGACTGCTCATTTATTGGTCCTTGGTAATACTTCTTTTAGTAATGACTTAATTTCGTCAAGTTCTTTTTCAAGTCGTTCTATTTTTCTTTCTTCGAGTGCCCGTTTATTAATCTCATCATATTCATTTTTGTTATTATTTAGTATAGCATTAGAGCGTATATCTCTAAATAAATGTTTTTCACCTTCTACTCTTATTTTATTATTTATCATCCTTCTGGTTGTCCGTCATCAGTTTCTTCGCCTGTTACAGATAAGTTTGCTAATAAAACCGCCGGCGCTAAGTTCGTGTCCCAAAGAGAATATGTTTTCATTTTTCTTACTTGTGGAATATCACTTTTTGTTTCGTCGCCTGTTAATACTATTTTGGTAATGAAAGATATGAATCCGTGGTCAATGGTTAAGTCATCGTCTTGATATGACCATCTATATTCATAAAAACTCTTTTCTCCAACAGAAGCAGGGTTTGTGTGTTCTTCTGGTGTTAGTTCAATCCATTCTTTGTTGTTGATTATTCTTTCATTTTCTCTTAGTAATTTAGCATAAACTTTTACATTAGTACCATAAGGTTTAGAGGCTTCTAACTTAACTTTTAATCTATTACCTCTGGTATCCATCCTTACTTGTTTACCAACATATCTTGCCATTCCTTTAGTATTATCTGTAGGGGCGGCAGACTTTTCTTCGTCCGTTGTGTTTATTGACATTTCATATTTGCCGGCAACAACACTCAATCTATCCATATCTACTACTGGTGTAATATTTTCATCATCTGTAGATAATGATGCTGTTACCAGTGGATTATTATAATCACCTATATCATAAGTATTTCTTTTTGATAATCTCAAAGAAGTGTTTGGCATCATTTCAACCATATTATTAGAATCTTGGATTTGATATTTTACTTTTGAAGCAGGGTCTTTAATATATTCTGCCATTAATGAAACTTCATGTGCATCGGGAGTTGATATAACAGCACCATCAGCATTAGTAGTATCAGCAGTATTTCCAACAAGATACAAAACACCGGCGTTGGAGTCTCCTATTGGATATTTTGCTCGGTTCACACGGAACATAAGATTTTTCATTTTATTTTCTGTTCTTGCACCGTTGTTTTGCGGTTCAAACATATTTCCAACATAAGGTTGTTTAGCAACATCGTTCAGTGTTGCTGTTCCATCAGCACTAAGACCTTTACTACCAAATACTGATGACCATAGTTTATATTTTTTACTGTTTGTTTTACAAACAATTGCATATTCTCCAGGCTCTACAAATACTGGACTGGAGAAATTAAATTTACTAGCAGCCCCAGTAATTCCTGAAGGTCCATTTGCACGAACAGTAATATCACTTGGTTTTACTGAAACTTCAGATAATGGAATTGAAGTTGTTGGATGAGGAACATTATTTTGAATTGGACGAAGATGAAGTTGGAATGGTACATCTTTATCATCTTTTGCTTGGAAAAATAATTCTACATTTGTAAGGAATACCCCTCTTGGGAATTTCTCAGAATCAATAGTGAATTTTTGAGCCATTGGGTCAAAATAATCTGCAACATTACTAAGAACTTGTTTCTTGCTTGTAGTTTGAGCATCTTGTGTAATTCTTTCTTTCTTCGCACTATCTCTTTTTGCAAGAATTTCTCTTGTTGATGTGATTTTTTCATCAACGCTCTTGACATTTCCGTTAACAATATAAAATGCTTCTGCAACTGTAGTTGTTTTAGATGGAGAATTTATTTTTGAATCACAAACTCTGATTAAAATTTTCCCTGCACGATATTTGCTGTTTTTTGGAATTTGTAGAACTACTGTTGCATTACCGTTTTCGTCTGTTCTTCCGTGGTTAGTTTTTGATTTTACATAAGCAACACCAATACTACTTGAAATAGTACTGTTTGTGTTTACCTTTGTTCCGTCAACAAAAACATAATATTTACTTTTTGGTCGCATTCCTGTAATGGTAGCAGTAATTTCTCTTTCTCTAACAAAAGGAACAACACCTTTATCAACTATTCTACCTTTTAATTGTTCTTTTCTGGAATTTTGATTAATGTTATTATGAGATAGTTCAGATAATCGTTCTTCACCACTGCGATATTTCCACCATCGTTTATCTACCGGTCTTTCTCTTACCACACCCAATTGATTAGTGGGAACTTTAAATCTATTTCCCATAAATTGCCTAGTTATTTTTCTTGGAACATTGTGTCTGGTATTTCCAATCCAATTTCTAAACCACCAGTTGTGTATACCGCCCCAACCATTTCTAATTCCTTTATTTTTCTTTTTTTGTCGAATTAAGAACGGGTCTTTAGAACCATCGACATTACTTAAAACTGTTGGGTTTCTTGTTGTGTCAATCCAATCGTCTGATGATGGGCTTAATGTCATAGTACCTACCCAGTTTGATTTTTCAAACGGATTTGCACTAACAGCAACATTAGCATCTAAATTGTTTACTGTTGATATATCTCTTGATATAGGTTCTAGTGTGAAAATATTATTGGTTGAACCTGTAACACCACTGGATACTGCTAATGGAGATTTTACCAAATTAACATTAGTAACAGATTGTGAAGGTTTTAATATTGAATTGTCTGGGTCTATTGCTATATTATGGTCTGGATTGTCTATGTCTGCTGATTCTGTATTTTGAAAAGAATCTACTACCATAGCATTCAAGAATACTTTATTACCATATGCTTCAGATTGAATTTTTGCATCAATCTCACCAATACTCAATTGTGTAACTTCTTCTAATTTAGTTACTCTTTCGTTTATTTCTCCAATTTGTTCCATAGTAAATCTTTGATTATCAATATATTCTGCTGATACATCATCTGGAGTTGTAGTATAGGCATTCCAATACAAAACATATAAAACCATTGCTTCTTCTGGATTATGTTCTGGAGGAAGTGGTGTTCTGCCTGGAATTCCTTCTAATATTTTAAACTCTCTGTCTTTTGTGAGTACAAGTTTATCAATTCTTGGCAGATAATGGCTATAGTCTGCAAAGAATAATTTTCCATCTTGCGGTGTATAGACACCACGAAGTTGTCCTGCATCTGAATTTGCAACATCCCAACCACCAACTTTCATTGGTCTAAAGTCAATAACATCACTAAGTTTTATAGTTTCCCCAGTATCGGGATTAGTATAAGATGGAATATAATTATATGTTGTTAATTCTGTTGGTTCTGCCCACCAATCAGTAGATTCCTGAACGAAGGTTGCTGTCTTTCCACCATTGTCAAAACTTTTAACTTCGTGGTCGCTGTGCGTATATGAACTTACAATCGATGGGAAAATTACTGTACTATGGTCTGATGTATCAAAACCAGTTTGCATTCTTTGATGGTCGAAATACAAGAAAGTAACTTTAAACCCTGCGCCTGATTCTGCCCAGGCACCATTAGGACCTCCTGTACCGCCTGGCTGACCTGGGTCTAGTGCAACACTACCAAAGTCATACATTGATGGTCTTTGTCCATTATCTAAGGTAAACATACCAGTAAAATCAGTATTTGTTCCTAATTCTGTTACTGATTCAATCATAAATATATCAGAATACCCTAGATTAATTCCCCTACCATCATAAAGATATTTATTCCACATAGTAGTAGAATTATCTGCGTTAATATTATTTGTGATGGTTGCAGTATGTCTCTTTAATACTTTCTTTCTGTAGTATTTGTTACTTTTAACTTCATCGTCGTGATTGTTTCTTAAATTTGCAACCAACAACCCTGTCTTTGTACCAGTCCAAGAATCCGAAGCACCCGAACCAATTTCTACTTTTATGGTTCTGTTGCCATCTTGTGTTGTTAGGGTATTCCCCCCATAATCACCTACAGAGTTTGTACTCATATCAAACAGATATCCATCTACTGAAACCAAATACTCGTCTAGATTTGTAACATCATTAATAACACTATCTAAATTTCCTTGGAAGAGAGAACCTTCGGAACTAGGAATTGTTGCGGTTGCAGTCCACGCATCACCAATTTTGGTAAGTTCAAGTTCATAATCATCTTGGATATAATAGTCCAATCCTGTAATTTCTTTTACTTGTTCGCCTTCTGGAACTTTAAAGAGGAGTTCTGTTTCTCCCTTCTCATAAAAATCTAGTCCTTCGCCATCAATTCCTTTATATATTTTGGCAACTTGTTTACTGGTTGCAGGGTCTGTTAAATATTCAATATCTTTTATCGTTTTCAAATCGTATTCAGAAGAAAATCCTGCCCGAGTACCAAAACGAATATCATTTAAATAAAATCTATAAAGAACACCTACTCCACCATCACCCTGTCCAATAGAATCTCTTGCAATCTGAGAAATTCTAGCACAACCGACAGGTTCAAGAAAACCAGAGCCTGGGTCAAAACTTAAATATACTTTTTTGTATGTTTTGCCAACTATTTGTTTGGAGGTATTCTCATTGAACATAAATCCAGCCTCTCCTCTAAAGAGAGGGCTTACTCCATCCATATTGTGTTCAACCAAAATATAATTACCAAGGTTTACATCAACTAGTCGGTCATTCCACGATTGAGTGGTCCTTGCTTTTTTACCAAGAACATGTTCTGTATTTTGTAATTCAAATTCAAACCCACGAACATATGCTTTTCCTTGTTCCATACCAATTGCAAGATAGTCGTATGGGTCCATTCTTCCTGTATCTTTAGGATTCCATACCTCAGTATAATCTTGCGAATTGATTCCGAATGGCACCACTGTATAGTGACCAGATTCGTCATATGTTCTTCTTGCAAGGGTTTCTTCTAGTTTGGCGTATTCTGGATATTTTAATTTCTTAAAGGTTTGTCCTTTAATGATTCTTGCAAATTCAAAATAATTTTCTGTACTAAAATCTGTTCTATATCCCTGCTCATCAAAAATATATACAATCTGACTAATCTTGAGGTCTACAATATATCTGTCTGCGCCAGGCGCATTATAATTATAATTTCCCTGCGAAGGGTCTTTGAGAGTCGGGTCAGATTCTGCTGTTGCAATTTCCCTATTGATACTAAATCCGACAGAACATGTTCGTAGTTCTGGATAGAATATTCTTATTCCTTCTATTTCTTCAAATATAGCGAGAGATTGTGCATCATTTAAAACAAAGTTTCCGTTTATATAAAATATTCCTTGGTCGATAGAGATAAGGATACATTCAGTGTTACCTACGGTGGATTCTTCTGTGGAATTATTATTATTAACAATTTGAGCGTGAGATGAACCATCGTAATGTGCAACAGTTAAACTTACATTAAGCAGAGGATTTGTTGAAACTATACTACCTGTACCATCAGGAAATGATATTGAGTCGTCTTGCGTTCCCTTTATAATTTCAACGAATAAAACAGGATATGGGTCGGTCGATGTTGGTTTTATTGCGTGAACAACTCTTGCACTAACAGTGGTTTTTAGTCCTGATAGTGGGTCTGTAGTTCCTTCTGAGTCATCTTCATCTATTGTTTCTTCTATGGTGTGTGTATATTCAATTTCATAATTTATCAGTTGAGTATAATCAAATGAAGTACTTAGATATGGATTTAATCGTAAAGCAGTAAGTCTTCTTTCTGTTATACCACCACCTTGTACTACATCTCCGTCTTCGAAAATATGGTCGCCAAACCTTCCTATTTGATTATTAAGAATACTTTGAAGTTGTGTTAATTCTCTTGCTTGTAATGCTTGACCTGGTTTAAAAAGTACCTGTAGGAATTTCTTCTCTTCGTCAAAGTCATCGTAGTAAGGTGGTATATTAAATCTAGATTTTTTGTTTACTGACATATTTTTAGAATCCGAATAAGAGTTGGTATTGTTCTCTTTGTTCTGGTCCCCTCTCGATAGGTCTCATATTTTGTAGGTAAATTATTTCACCAGAGTTTGGTAACAATTCTGGTCCCGTTAAACTATGTATAACCGATGTTGTGTTGGTTTGAAAAGCACTTCCAATATAATCATTAACATCAAAAGTTCCTTTTACACCAGTGATGACTAATTCTCCTGATTTGCCACTTGAATTTGGTGACCAACTCACTACTGTTCCTGTTGGACATCCTGTTGCGCCTGTCGAAACCAACCCACCAGTCACGCCTCCATCTACAATAAAAGATGTACTATCCAAACCGCCAGCATCGTTGCTTACCCCCACGATTGTTGTACATCTAAATGTAGGCGAAGTTGATTGAATAATCTCATCAAACCCTGCAACTTTTGCATAGCCACTATGTGTAATCGACCAATTATCTTCATCTTGGATAAATTCGGCTAATCCTTCTCCATATGAAGCGGCATCAGCAGGCTCTCTGAAAAATCCTTGTACATCGTCAACTTTTAATAATCCGTGTCTTGTAGAAAGACCTGGACCCCAGTCAACAATTCTTGCAGTTGCTTTTGTATGTTTTCCTATTACATATCTGCCAGGAACGAATAAATTCTCAGAAAGGAAAGAATCTTCTGTGGCACTCACAACATCCAAATATCTTGCAATACTTGTGGTTTGTCCTGCAATTCTATATGGTTTTCCGTCTGTTTTTAGATATTTAGAATCAGTATCATTTAAAATTGGATTTTTCAAAATACCGTATTGTCTAACATCATTCGTTGCATCGAATCCTGATGCCGTGTTCCCTCCAGACGACCCTTCATTTGCATCTGTATTGAGAACAATTAACATTTGTCTAGAATCTAATTCACTAATGGCATTTTTGCCGTGACCACCCCTTGGTGAATGAATACCTCTAAACGACCACATCGTGTCATTACTAAAATTAACCCCTGCCGGCTTTAATTCAAAAGAGGATGTTGTATAATCTTTCCCCACATTAGAGATAGAAACAGAATTAATTTTCTTAGTAGCAGTACTTCCACCATCATATGTTTGTAAATTAATAAACCCTTCAGCAGAAGAACCATCTCCATAAACTACTAATTGTGGTGCTATTTCATATTGAGAACCTTTATTTATGGTTTTTTCCCAAGCAGTATCCACCGTAATAAGATTCAAAGTTCCGTCATAGTTAGTAATTTTTCTTCTTTGTCCTCCGCCTGGTCCTGACAGTATTGTAATAGTATAATCATTATATGCATTATCAGATAATGAATGTTGTTCATTTAGATAAAGTGTACTATTGTCTTTTTTAGCAACGGTTGCGGTAGTCGCATATGGGTTGCCTCTAGGAATTACTTGGTCGTTACTAAAGTTTGTGTCGGTTTCCGAAAGAATAACTTCTATTCCACCATCTTTTGCATTTTCTTGTACAAGCCACTGATTTTTACTTTCTGTAAATATTCCAGTTGCTTTTTGAACTCGTACAGGAATGTAATTATTGGTTATAAATGTTCGGTGGGATGCAGGAACAGTAAACATATATTTCCATACAAATCCATCTGATGTTTTGATATTTCCTTCGATTTTTGTTCCTACGGGTTTGTTTACAGAAGCCTTCCCATCATTATTATTTAAACATTTGTATACATCATATGTGTCGTTCATTACAAAATATTTTTTGTCTACCAAATTAATAGTATCATCGTACATATCATAAGTAATACCACTAGTCCAATTGTATTTTGGAATCATAAAGAATGATTGACCAATATCAATACTTTTTACTGCAATTATATTTGACCAAGTATTGATTTCTTCTGCTCTAGAATCTATAACATCGAGTGGTGCTTGACCAGCCGTAGGACCACTCACCCCTGCTACGAATAAGAAATATTGATTTTTTGAACCAACATCAAATTCGTCCATTAAGGTTTTAGTAATATGTCTTCTGAAATTACTTCTATGTGCTGAGTTGTCGCCTGTTATTGCCATTTTTGTTTATTCCGTGTCATATTGCTTATATTATCGCAAAACTATTCCTTCTACTGTTTCTGAACTCGTCATTATGCCACCAGTACCATTGGTAAAACCGTCAGGATATGTTATATGGAAAAAGGGTTCAAGTTTCACATTTGCAAATGTAGTTCCTGATGGTATAGTATTTAGACCTCTAGAATTTGGATGTTGATAAATTACCCAATAAGAACCTTGATTTGTGAAATCGCCGGCTTCTGCTGTTGCTAATATTTCATATGCCGCCGATGCACCTGAAAGACCATAATTCAGTACAACTCCCTGACTCAAATGATAAAGTGGTCCAGTTGTGCCTGGGTCCCAAGTAGTACCAGAAGAACCATATGCATTAAATGCATATGTATTTCCCGAAGTATAACCATCGCTCTGTGCTGTTCTGCCTGGTTCGTCATTGAACACTAAACCCCAATATACTCTACTTCTTGCCACTCCGGCTTGGTGTGGAGTACTCGAATCATCATCAGCAGTTGCTACTGAGGGATTATATCCAAATGGGTATAAATCCGTACCTGTAGTATTGTGCCTAAGATTTTCAACCGTATTAAATGTGTATGGTAAATAATGACCACATGTTGATATATCGTAAGGAGTAGCAGAAGTTTCTCTTACTGTATTTGTTGGGTGGTGTTTTCTAATATAA